CGCCGCGTCGGTCTTTTTCTTCACCCATGCACTGTTTACGACCCGCGTGCTGTTGTCGTCATCAGCAGGGTGCAGCACAGTGGCGCCGTTGTTGAATCGCACCAGGCCAGTGGCAAATTCAACCTGCATGGGCCGTAGCCCGTTGAAGTTGCCGTTGGCATCCCCGCCTTCGGTCAGCAGCAGGTAAAAGCTGGTGTTGTCGACACGCTGAATCACGCCGTTCTGGCCTGCGTCATTGATCATGCGCAGGACATTGGCGCCCTTGATCTTTACCTCACCGGTAAAGGTGGGCGATTCCGTCTCGGCGACCTCACCCAGCTTGCCGCGCATGGCAATCACATAGTTGGCGTCCGATGCTTGAAGGTCGACCCACTCGTTAGGACTCAGGACCAGGCTGGTAGCCGTGGCGGCCTTCACATAAAACTCGCCAGAGGTCAGCGTAATGGTGACATTGCCGGCGCTGACGTTACGGACCGTGAACGTACCACCGCTGCCTGCATCGGCAGCGGCAGGCAGCTTTACCGCCACGGCAGCCGTCACATTGAACACAAAGCCGGTTTGAGCCGCCGTAAGGGTTCTGGCCGAACTGACGCCGACCACCGGCCCCGCGAAATAACGACGACTGGCCTGCAACAACGCTTTGACCGTCGACAGGTCGGGATTTTCGTCCCAGTCCCGCCAGGTGATCACGCCGTTGGTAACGCCATAAGAGCAGCGGTGATACATCTTGTTGACGGTCTGCGGGAAGAACAGCTGATGCGTGTAGTTCTGCGCATTGGTGCCCACGACCACTAAGATGCCCGACGTACTGCCGCCGGGCGGCGAGTTGACGGCGCCGTTAACTTGATACGTGCCGCCCACATTCAGCGTATTGAGGTCAATGCCGGTGGCCAAGTCAGACAGGTCGCTGGTACCCAACCCAAGAGACGCCAACAGATCGCCCACAAACTTGGTACTTGCTGCGCTGGCTGAGCGGTCAGACGTGCCCCTTGTCGGCACCTGCGGATCACCGGTGAAAGCTGGCGAGTCCAGCTCGGCCACTTCCTTGAATTTTCCTCGCCCAGTCACGAACCACGAGCCGCCAGAGGCCGCGACCTCGACCCACTCGCCGGCCTTGATGGTCGCACTAAGCGCCGTACTGCCCACCTCCACAATCGTGCCTGCGGACGCCACGACCAGCGTTTGGGTCGAGACTGACGGGTTGCGCAGCGTGAAGGTCGCGCCGTTCCCCGCACTGGCAACGGTTGGCAGCGTCAGCGTCAGCCCTTGCGCATTGAACTGCACCGCATTGCCCGCTTGTTCTGGCCTCAAGGTCAGGTTGGTGTTTACACCAATGACCGTCGACTTGTACGCCCGCGCCGCTGCAGCGACCGCCGTTGCCAGCGCCGACATGTTGGCCACCTGCAGCCCGGAACTTCCTGCAGCCGGGGTCGGTGTTTCCGGCGTGCCAGCAAACTTGGGCGAATTGTTCGGCGCTTTCTCGGCCAGCGCAGCAACAACCGTAGCGGCAAAGTTGGCGTCATTACCGAGCGCTGCAGCCAACTCTTTAAGCGTATCCAGCGAGCCAGGCGCGGAATCGACCAACGCCGATACGGCGGTGTCTACGGCCCCTTTGATCGCTTGGTTTGCCTCGGTCCTGCTGTAGGTTTCCGACTTGGTGTAAACGTCGGTGATCCCGTAACCCGCTACAGTCGTCGGGTTGGTAGCCGATACCACGCGGCCATACTTGTCGACCTGCACACTGCGGTAGGTGCCAGCATTCACCCCGGTTCGCCCGAACGCCATATCGAAGGCCAACGCCGTAACGCCCAGGGATATCGGGGCATCGGTCACCAGCTGCCAAGCGCTGTCGCCGTAGAGCGTGCCTTGCTCGACCGCGACCAGCAGGCCCGGCGTTACCTTGACGTTGGTGTTGGCGTCTGCAGCGCGTGTCCAGGCACCGGCGGCGGTGACGTAAATGCCATTGTCCTTGGCGGAGGTCTGCGCCTTGACCAGCACGCGCTTGCCAGCAGTCAGCACCACACCGTCGACCGTGGGTAGGCCGGTCAGCGCGATATTGCCGGTGGTGGCCACCAGCACCGAGTGTTTGAAGTCCTGACGGGCCAGTTCTTCGGTTACCCATTCACGGGTGGCGAGCACGACGCCTGGGTCAATCTTGAGCTGCACATTGGCCGAGCTGCTGACCACCAGGCTCAAGCGCACCACCTGGGTACGCCCTGAGCCTTGTGACAGTAACGGCTTGTAGGTCGGCGCACAGTTGGCCACCGCCACCAGGTCGCCGTCCTCGTCGTACAGGCCGATTTCTCGAATCCACTTACCGCCGATATCGGCCGGAATGACCTGCTCGGCCACGATGATCGACATGTCGTTGTCGTCGACCTTCAGCTGGTTGAGCGGCGCCCGGCGCCATTCGTTGATCAGCCGTTGCTGCGTTGCGTTGGGCGTCGGGTCAGTGCCGTTGGCATCCCCCACCCCCATCTGTGTGATTTTCCAGGCGATGCCCAGGGCATCGGCGTTGGCCTGCTTGGCGGCGCCCACATTCGTGAGGATCGCGTAGAACTGTGAGTTCTGGTCAACCATGTGCAATTTCCAGAGTGTCGATTGTGGTTTCACGACCACCGCGGTTGATTACCCCAATGACCGCAATGTCGCGCTGCATAGGCGGGTAGACGTCCAGAATGTCGCCTTCCTGGATGCCTATTCCCAGGTAGATCTGGCCTTTCGTTTCCAAGCTGATGGCCAGCTCAGTGAGGTGCCGGGTGAGGGGTTTTGCGTCATCGATCAACCAGGTAAGTTCCTGGTACATCTCCTCAGTGATCCCGGTCTCCAGCACGCCTACCTTTAGGGCGAACGTGCCCGGTACGCCTTCGGGCACGGTCTCAAACCACTCCACGATCTCGATCAAGTAGCCGAGAGGCTCGACCACGCGGCGCAGGGCGCCGATCGTTCCCTTGCGCGAGTGGATGAAAAAGGACGACCGGATAGCCCTGCGCTTTGCTGCCTCTGGCCACCTGCTGTCCCAACGATCCACGGAAAACGCCCAGGCGAGGTATGGCAGCAGCGCTGCGGGGCATCGCTCGGGGCTGAGCAGATCCCGGATCGGCACTGGGACGCGCTGGATCTGGGCAAGCGCTTCGGCTGCCTGGCGCTCGAGCTCTGTGCTGTTGTGCGGCAGCAAGGTCATGTCTCGGTACCCAGCAAGAGGTCAATGTCGGTGCAGTACGGCGCTTGGGCCGTGGTTGCATTGATGTCTACCCAGTTTTGCAGCACCACTTTTCGCACGCCCTCGACGTGTAGAGCTGCGTGCACGGCCGATTCGGAGACCTGCATGCCCAGGCGGCGCCGTTGGTTCACATAGGCCCAGATCTTTTGCTCCGCAGCTGCAAGGATCGGCTCTGCCTCGGGCCCTTGGGACTGCAGGAAGAGCGTGGCCTTGATCTGGAAGGCCAGAGGCTGGGCGCTCTGGACGATCAGGCGGTCGCCGACTGGACGGCGGTCTAGGTCGTTGAGGTACTCGCGGACCTGGTCGAGTAACGCAGCACTGGCCAGGCCATTGGCTTCCGTGGACTGAATCGTCACGACCGCGACGGCCGGCGTTGGGCTTTCTGCAGAAGCGTCAGCTACCTGGCCGGCGGCCGATCGAGCATGGAAGATGTAGGCGTTCCTGGGGCCGGCGGTGCTCAGCCCTTCGAACGCCATTTGAGCGCGCTCGCGTAGAGCGTCGTCGCTCTCCATCACCAGGGGCACAGGCGGGATCGCCGACAGGTTCGCCACCTGGATGACCAAGCGCTGCACGTTGAAGTTGCCGGCACTCTGGTCAAGGTCCGAGCCTTTCGCGTAGGCCAGCATCGACGCAAGCGATGCCTCATTCACACGCTGCCGCCACACCATTTCGCGGTAGGCGTTTTCCTCCAGCAGCTTGGTAATCGGCTCAGACTCCAAGGCCAAGCGACCGGCGATTTCAGCTTGTTCGTCGGCTGGCCACAGCGAAATGGCATAAGCCTTGCGCTCTGCGAGGATCTGCTCGAAGTCAATCTGCTGGACCACATCCGGCGCGGGCAGCTGACTGAGATCGATCGGCGTGAAGGTATTCATGCGCTACCCCCCAGTTGCAGTGGCATGCGCATGCTGAACGGCTCGTTGCTATCGACCACTACACCGGTCAGATCCAGCACTGCGCGCCCGCTCAGATCGGGGATATCCAGCTGAACGCGGGTCAGGCTGATGCGGGGCTCCCAACTGAGAAGGGCCATTGCCGTGGCGGCGTACAATCGCAGGCACGTTGCGCCGTTAAGAGGCTGATCGATGAGCTCCGGCAGCAGGCTGCCGTATTCGCGCCGGGCTACACGGGTACCGATGCGGGTGGTGAGGATGTCCCCGACCGATTGAGCGATGTGCTCCGCGGTCGTTATGGTTGAACCATTGCTGCGATTCACTTTGCTGGTACCCCCGTAAGTCCTTGGCCTTTCATGACTTCTCCGTGGAGGTGGGTGACCAGACTGATGCCGCTTGCGATCACGTCCTTCGAGACGGTCACGCTGCCGGTGATGGTGATGTCGCCCAGGATGGTGATCCCGCCCCTGCTGATCAGCTGGGTCGTGCCCCCATCAGGCAGAACAGCACTCAGGTGGTGGGCCTGGCTGTCGTACTCGATGACCGCGCCATCGCTGTAGGTACGGCGGTGCAGGCCGGGGCGGTCACCGTTGGCCGGGATCACGTCGCTGTAAATTCCTGTGACGGCCACGCCGTTGGCCAGCTGGCCGCTGGGGGAGAACAGCAGCACCTGCTCGCCAACAGTGGGTGGGTCCCATTCCTGGTCTGCACCAGCTCGCAATGCCAGCCATGGCAGCCAGGTCGTCTTGATTCCGCCGGTCTGCACCTGGACGCGGGGCGGCAGGTGCTGCACCGCGGCGACGGTGCCGAGGCGGATCAGGTTTTCCAGCAGGCGGTTGATTTCGGCGATGGAGTTCATGCCGGCGATGGTGGCGCTCCGCGTGCGCGAGCGCAGCTCAGGGCGTTTGTAGAGACGGTCTCTACAGACCGAGGTGGGCGAGTACCAGGTCTTTGAGCAGTTCCTGATCACCGGGCGTGAAACCGAGCAGCTCGCGCACCTCGTATTGAGCCTGCGGGCCGCGAGGCGCAATACGGTCGCGCAGGCCGTACTGGTGAACGCGGGCGATCCGCGCAATGCGGCCAGCAAACCCAACGGACAGGCTGCGCGCATCCCCCTTGGCCTTGAGATAGCTTGAGCTGCGCAGCTTCTGGAACATCTTGGCCTTCTTCTTCACGCGGCCTTGTTTTTCTCGCAGTTTATGCTCCCGGCGCGGAGCGAAAGGCGTGCCGCCCGGATTGCGTTGCACCTGAATGCGTTGCTGCTGACTCCGTCGCAGTTGCTGGGCCACGGTACGCGCAAGCTTCGCACGCCCGGCAGGCTCAAGTTTTCGCAGCAGCGGGCCAGCCCAGTCTTCCAGGGCGTCGAGGTTAGCCACGGGGTTGGAGCTTCGGATGAGGCATCGTCAAGGCCATACCAGGTGGCGGCGATGGCGGCTGCCAGGATGCGATCGCTTGGCCGTCGGCCATGAGCGTGATCTCCCCGTGCTCAACGTATTCCTCGTACTGCGGCTCAGCTGCATGGGTCACCGTGTGAGTGCCATCGGTCTGGCGCTCTACGATCACCCGCTCTGACAGGGGAAGCGTAATGCTGAGGTCGACTTTGCTCCGGTCGATGATGTCCGCTTCGAACTTCAGGCCCTCGGCCGATTTATTCAGGTTGACTAGCAGTTCCGATTGGTTGGACCGCAGCCAACCCAGGATCGGCAGCATCACGCTGTCAGGATGGCCAGCGAAATCGGTCAGGATGATCTGCAGGCTATACGCATATTCAAACGACAGGCCGGCAGCTGCGGTGCAGCGAACTTTGCCCTGGTCGATGAACATGAGCAATCGATCCGGGTTTTCCTTGAGTCCGGGCACGGCCTGTAACAGGTGCTCGCGCAGGTTATCGGGCTTGTTCATGGGTCACCTGGTACTGGTAGACGCTATCGACCTGGGCGGCGCACTCGGCCCAGGCCAGTTCGGTCCGCTCCTGGTCATTGAGCAGTTGGCCGTTGACCTTCGGTGCCGTTGCCGGGAGCCGGCACGGCACTACCACTGGACAGCCATTGACGATAAGCGTCGGCGCCGGTGATGGCTGGACGCTCCCGCAACCGGCGAGCAGCATCAGGGAGAGGCTGATCAGCCCAGTTCCGCAGTTCTTCATTTTCATGCTTGAGGTCCTCGATCATGCGCTCGCGTTCGGCCAGGCCGTTGCGCAGCGCACCTTGGAGCTTGAGCATCTGCGCTTGAGTCTCGCGCTCCTGCTCAAGGGTCGATTGCAAATTGGTGGCGGTTTCCAGATTGCGAAGGGCGTCGTCCTGGGCGGTGGCCAGCTGCTGCGCCAGGCCTTCGACGCTCTTCTGCTCGATCAGCAGCTGGGTGCGCTGCCACCAGCCCCAAGCACCAACGGTGACGCCTGCGGCCAGGGCCACCGACAGCAGTCCGCTGCGCAGGTCCATTACGCGGCCACCAGGGCGCGGTCCTGATGTCGCTCGAAGGCGCGCTCGAGCTTCACGTCATACAAGTTCCGCTGGTAGTCGGGGCCGTTGTAGAGCTTGGCGACGGTCGCCCACTTTTGCGCCTTCAGGGCCTTTAGCAAGTTGGTGTCAGCTTCGATGTAACGGACGAAGACTTCCAGGTGTTCCGCCTCGCTGCGGTTCATCGCCGCTACGAAGTCGTGGATGCTTGCGTAGCCCAGGCGTTGCCAGTGGTACCCCATGACCTGGAAGGCTCCCCAGCTGGCGGACTCCAGAGCGGCCGCTTCGTGCAGCTGCCGTGCCTGGGCCAAGCGTTGGTGCTCAGCGGTCCCGCCGATGTAACCCCCGGCTTTGGGGTTCACCAGCGCAGGGGCCTGTTTGGCTAGCAGCAGAGCGCGCTGCTGCAGTTGCTCCTGGTCGTCGGCAGGCGACCGCACCAGCTGTAGGCGGTCGTACATGACGTGGCGCTCGTAAAGGATCACCGGCTTGCCATTGTCCAGGAAGCCGCGGCCCTTCGATTCGACCTCGTTCAGCGCGTACACGGCTGCCACCGGCACGCCCAGGCGCAGCGAGGCCTGCAGCAGGTCTGCATGCTTGAGAAGCTTCCCGGTATCCTGCCCTTGCAGGCCGGCCAGGGTTTTCGGTCCAGCGATGCCGTCGGAGACGAGCCCTACCTTCGCTTGGTAAGCCCGGACCGCTGCCTCGGTGGCATCACCAAAGGCGCCGTCGGCAATAAGCTTGGCGCCCCGATCGATGAGCTTGCGCTGCAGGTCGTGCACCGCCTGGGAGCGGTCGCCGTGTCGAAGAATGGTCATGCGGTTTCCTCTTTGCGTGTGAAGAACTTCTTCGCGGTGGCCCGGGTGAACTCGACGCCAAGCAGGCCAATTACTCCGCCAAAAAACGGAGCTGCACTGATCGGAATGCCGATGAGTGACAATCCGTGGCTCGCGGAGAGGGCAAGCGCGCCGCAGAGTGGGGCTTCAACCGCCATGCGGCGGATACCACCACCGCCGTACATCACCCGCAGAGCGGCGATAACGACGGCCAGGCAGCCGGCGTACAGCCCGGGCCAGTTGTGCTCAAGCCAGGTCATGAACCAGGCCCAAGTTTCAGGACGATCAGGCATGCAGGTTCTTCCTTGGTTGTGTATTGGGGCGGCTTGTCAGTCCCATAAATTGATCATCTGCCGCTCTGGCGCGGCCGTCTGTAGCTCGGGAAGTGTCACGAGCAGGCCGGACGGGAGCACAGGACCGCGATCGGCCAGGCCCGGATTGGCATCAAGCACGGCCTCAACTACGCCGACAGTACGGCCGTAATGCCGCCAACACAGGGCGTCGACAGTGTCGTTTTGCTGAGTGCGCTTCTGTTCGGCCATCAGCGGTCATTCCGGGGCTTGGTTTCTGTGTCCAGCTCCTCGGCGTACACCCATGGGCCGTCATCACTTACAACTGCTCCGGGTGAGAGACCTGTCTCAGGGTTACGGCAGATCGCCAACCCTAGCGGGTGCATGATTTCTCGGTTGATGCGGACCAGCAGACCGCGCTGGGAGATCTCGTTCCAGTCAATGATTTCAAGCTTGGCCATCAGAGAAGCTCCACGGTCGTGCGCGATGTGCCGAGAAAGTCGCGAATGGCCCAGCGCTGGTCGCGACGGTAGTCGTCGATGGTTGGGGCTGAGTCATCGGCATTTTTGCTGCCGCTCGCGGTGGCGTCGTAGCCGCGGTACCGCTCGCATACCTCGGCGCCGGCTGCGCATTCGACGGCACGCACATAAAGGTGAGCGCGCTCAGCGCTAGTTAGGCGGGTGTCGTCTGGGGTTCCGGCCAGAGTGGTGAAACCCTCGGCCTGCCGGGCTGCTCGCCACGTGCTCAGGTCCCGGTTGACCCCTATGATTGCCGCGACAACGGCGGTTTCGAGACGGGCAGGGGTGACGCTGGAGTCGATGCGCAGGGTTTCTCGCAACTTATCCAGGTCGATGGACGGCCAGAACGGGTTGCTGTTGATGTGTGCGCCCGGTATCGATTCGCTTGGTACCAGACCGCCGGCAATGAATCCGCTCATGGTCGTGCTCTGAATAGGTCGGCGGTGGTCGGGGCGTCACAGCTGCGCGAAAGATTCGCCGCTGATCAGCCCCGAGCCGCCGGGTTGCGGGGAACGCTCGGTTAGCCGGCAGTGCCGGTGAGTTTTTTCAGCAGGCTCTGGGCGCGGTCCAGTTCCTTTTTCCCGCCGCAGTGCTCATGCAGCTGGATTGCATCTTTAAGCAGGTCAATGCCGGCCTGAAGCTCACCTGGTTGACCAGGATTATTTTTGTCCAGGCCCTCCAAGATGCCGCGGCCGAGGGCCAGCTTGAGCTTGGCGCGGACCTCGTCGGGCATGTCCTGTTCTTTGGTGAGTTCAGCGGTACGCCTCATCACGTCGATCGGGAACGACTCCCCGGCTTTCTGCGACTTGAGCGCAGCCTCAGCGACTTCTTCCGCGACCAGGCACCCCGTCGAACGGTTGAAGCGGTTGGGCATTTTGAGGCCGTGCTGCAAGACGTAGCCTGCGACGTCCAGGCCGTTGGCCCAATCGCCCGCATCGAAACGCCACAGCATGACAGTGGTCACCACATCGTCTTGGGCGCCGCGGCCAGCCGAGAGCACGCCATCGATGTAGGGTTTGTACTCGCCAAGCAGTTCGGCTTTTACCAGTGCTTTGTGCTGAGTCGACTGCACCTGCTGCAGGCGCAGCTGGTCTTGCTGGAGCTTGGCAAGCATCAGCTCATAGGTGCTCAGGCCATCCATGAGCGCGGCCGGTGCGGTGAGTGCCGCCTCCTGGACGGCACGCTTGCGCAGCTGGGTACGTTGGGCGAGGGTCAGGCTCATGGCTTAAACCTTCTCGATGTTTTCGACCAGGGCGCAGGCGCCGAAGTCTTCAACGACATAGGACTCGTTGGACGACTGGTAGTCGGCGATCTGGTCGTACTCAGGCTCGTCGCGGATGTTGCGGCGACGTTTGTCGGTCTGCACGTAGATGGACAGCGCGCTCAGCGGGCCGACCCATACCGCGCCCTCGATGAAGAAGGGAACGTCGTGCTCGATCGGCAGGCCGCCCACACGGGTCTTGACGATGATTTCGTCGGCGGCATTGGCTTCCTGGTTGGAGGTCGCACCGTTCTCCAGGGCCTTCAGCTGTTTCGCGTGCAGCAACGCGGGGTCGATGATGGCGACCAGGTCCGAGCGCTTGCGGTGCCACGGGTCCAGCAGCTGGATGGCGTCGAACACCAGGGCGTCGAGCGTCTTGTAATCGCCAGTGGCGCCCAGCGTCACCTTGCCGGCGACGTCACCCTCGTCGATGACACGCTCAGGTGCGCGGTCACGCATTTTCTGCAGCCAGCCAATGTTCACGTCTTGCAACATGGGATTGGCTGCCAGGTCGGTGTCCGCAGCCGCGCTTGTGCCATTGAACCCGATCATGATGCGGTCCAGGCCTTGGCGCTCAGCGATCGAGCCTGACAGGCGGGTCTGGAAGTCCTTGAACTTCGCCCAAGCGTCGAGCTTCGCGTATGGCACTGCCGTGTCGAAGTTGGTCTTCTTACAGGCGTAGGTATCAGCCTTCAGCGAGCTGACATCACGCGGCTGGCGGCGTTTGCCTGGGCCGGTCGCGGTGCGGCTGGCGGTCGGGCCATTGACGCCGAGCATGATCGCCTCGCCCTCGGCCTCGTCCACCTGGATGATGTTGATCTTCTTCAGGAAAGCGCTGGACTCCTGGATAGCGCTTTCGAGCTTCTGCGCGGGGGCCGGGGCAACGGTATAGGCCTCGGTTGCCGAGTCGACGTCGTTGATTTTGGCTTGCTGGGCCAGGTAGCCGTTGTAGGCGAGCCGGGTTTGCTTCTGCATGGTATTTCTCCGAACTGGGGATGTTGTAGCGGCTTGGATCAGTAGTCAGCGACGACTTGCCCGTCGCCGCCTGCCACCGGTGGGCGCTGCTGCTGGGTGTGGTCTTCGGTGTTGCCCAAGCGCTTGACCAGCTCGTTGAAGTCGTTGGACAGCTTGTCGTGCATGGCCTGGAGCTCTTCGCGGGCTGTGCGCTCGGCAGTGAAGGCTTCGGCCTGTTCGGCGCCGTGGGTGGCGAGCTGGTCGATCAGCTCGCCCAGGGCGGCGAAGTTGGCGGCGTCCTTGCCTTCTTTCTCCTTGCTCTTGCCGAGGAGTTCGCCTACCCGCTCGCGCAGTGCGGCGAACATGCTTGGGGTGTCGACGACTTCCTCGAATTTCATTGAGGCTTCTTCAGCAGCGGTAAACAGATCGTCCTGGTGCTGCTTACGGCTGGCCAGCCCGCTTTGTGTGCTGAACTTCAGCGCCTCTGTACCCAGGCTGGCCGGGCTGTCGGTGATGGCCAGGCCGATCAAGTAAGCCTTGCCGGATTCGGCGAAGTTGGGGCGCACCTCAGCGGAGGTGTAGATCTTTTGCCCCTTTTTGTTCAGCTCGATCAGGCTGTCAGTTGGCTGAATCTGGGCGTACAAAGCGAGCTTCTTCTCGCCGCTGATCTCCACCTCTTCCGCCTTGAGCGCGAGCACGTCGCCGAACGAGCCAAACAAGGTGTCCGGGCCGAGGCCGCGAATGTGCTCGCAGTTGAGGCGGGCGCCGTAGGTTTTCGGGTCATAGGACGCGGCCATGTCCTCGATCCAGGAGCGCTCTACGGTACGGCCGTCAGTGGTCGCACCCTCAACGAAGATGCGGAACCAGTCGGAACGAAGTTTCTTGGCGGGTGGATTGCTTGCGGCCATTCGGGCTGTCCTCAGTGCAGTGGCGTTGTGCCTAGCGATGGGGGCATGGTCCGCAGAGCGCTGCTTTACGGCAATGCGTTGGCTTTGTAGGAGGGCGGGCTACAGGGTGCGCCAGTGGGGCAACGCGCGCGTGAGCGTCAGCATCGGCGCCATGAACACTACAGCCCAACCGACCACCGACTCGCGCCGACACGCCAAGTTCCTGTACTGGACCGGTTGGCGCATCACTGATATTGCCGATTACCTGGACGAGAAGGAGAAGACCGTCCACAGCTGGAAGGCCCGGGACGAGTGGGACCGAGCAGACAACGTCGAGCGCATCGGCGGCGCCCTGGAGGCCCGACTCGTGCAGCTGATCCTCAAGGACGGTAAGAGCGCGGGTGACTTCAAGGAAATCGATCTACTGCACCGCCAGTTGGAGCGCCAAGCACGAATCCAGCGTTTCCAGGGTGGCGGTACCGAAACCGACCTCAACCCGAACATAGCCAAGCGCAACGAAGGCCCGAAAAAGCAGGCTGTGCGCAACGAGCTGAACGAGGAGCAAATCGAGCTGCTCGTCGAAGCGTTTCGCGATGGCTGCTTCGACTACCAGATGGACTGGTACCGCGCCGGCAACCAGCGCACCCGCATGATCCTCAAGAGCCGGCAGATCGGGGCCACGTTCTACTTTGCCCGGGAAGCCTTGATTGATGCGATCACGACCGGTCGCAACCAGATCTTCCTGTCAGCAAGCAAGGCCCAGGCACATCAGTTCAAGACCTACATGCAGTCATTCCTCAATGAGGTCCTGGGAGTGAAGCTGACCGGCGACCCGATTGTGCTTTGGAACAACGCGGAGCTGCATTTCCTCGGTACCAACTTCCGCACCGCCCAGGGGCGGTCCGGTAACTTCTACTTCGACGAATTCTTCTGGGTACACGGGTTCACTGAGATCAACAAAGTCGCGTCAGGCATGGCCCTGCAGAAGCGGTGGCGCAAGACGTACTTCTCGACCCCGAGCAGCATGGCGCACCAGGCTTACCCATGGTGGACAGGCGAGCGGGTCAACAAGGGCAAGCCCACCGCCCAACACATCCAATTGGACGTCAGTCACGAGGCCTTGCAGCAGGGCCGGCTGGGCGAGGACAAGATCTGGCGGCAGATCGTCACGATCATGGACGCGGAGTCCCGCGGTTGCGATCTGTTCGATCTGGACGAGTTACGGATGGAGTACGACCCGGCGGCGTTCCAGAACCTGCTTATGTGCCAGTTCGTTGATGACGGCTCGAGCATCTTCCCGCTGTCGATGCTGCAGCCGTGCATGGTGGAAAGCTGGGATTGGCCTGGCTACAGCCCGTTTGCCATGAGGCCATTCGGCGAGCGGCCGGTCTGGATCGGCTACGACCCGGCCGAGAGTGGCGATTCAGCGGGCTTGGTCATATTGGGGCCGCCCATGGTCCCAGGGGGTAAGTTCTTCCTCCTGGAGCGGCATCAGTTCCGCGGCATGGACTTCAACTCACAGGCCGAGACCATCCGCCAAGTGACCCGCCGCTACAACGTGACCTACATCGGGATCGACACCACGGGCATGGGCAGCGCCGTGGCCCAGCTGGTGCGCCAGTTCTTCCCCGCGCTGCGCACCTTCTCCTATAACCCCGAGGTTAAGACCCGACTGGTCATGAAGGCATGGGACGTCATTAGCAAGGGCCGGCTGGAGTTCGACGCGGGCTGGACTGACGTCGCTCAGTCATTGATGGCCATTCGCAAGACGATCACCCCAAGCGGTCGCCAGTTCACATATACCGCCGGCCGGAACGAGGCCACCGGCCATGCGGACCTGGCCTGGGCACTCTTTCACGCATTGCACAACGAGCCGCTGGAGGGCCAAACCGTGGCCAACACCGGAATCATGGAGATCTATTGAGATGGGCACTATTGAGCAGGCCGGCGCAGCGCCGGCACACGAGGGCGATCGGTTGGTCGGTCCGGCAGCCAGGGCCGAGGCATTCACCTTTGGTGAGCCAACCCCGGTGCTCGATGGCCGTGAGGTCCTGGACTACCTGGAGTGCTACGACAACGGCCGGTGGTACGAACCGCCAGTTTCCCTAGAAGGGCTGGCTCGCTCATCGAAAGCCAGCGTGTATCTGCAGTCGGGCCTGATCTTCAAGCGCAATGCGCTTGCCCGGACCTTCGTGCCACACAAGCTGCTGAGCCGACAGGCATTTGAGCAGATTGTCATGGACCTAGGATGGTCGGGAAACCTGTACCTGGAGAAACGCGACAACATGCTGCGCGAGGCGCTGGGCCTGCGCCCGTGCCTGGCCAAGTACATGCGCCGCGGGTCTGACCTGGAGACTTATCACCAGGTGCGCAGTTGGCGGGATGAGCACCAGTTTCGTGCTGGGAGCATCTGCCATCTGCGGGTAGCGGACATCAACCAGGAGGTTTACGGGCTACCCGAGTGGCTACCGGCGCTGCAGTCGGCGCTGCTGAATGAGGCTGCCACCCTGTTCCGACGCAAGTATTACCAGAACGGCAGCCACGCCGGTTTTATCCTGTACATGACGGACGCAGCCCACAATGAGGACTTCGTCGATGATCTGCGCAAAGCCATGAAGAACAGTAAGGGCCCGGGCAACTTCCGCAACCTGTTCATGTACGCACCGAACGGGAAGAAGGACGGCATCCAGCTAATACCGATCAGCGAGGTCGCCGCCAAGGACGACTTCGGGACCATCAAGAACATCAGCCGCGACGATCAGCTGGCGATGCTGCGCATCCCGCCCCAGTTGATGGGTGTAGTGCCGCAGAACGCAGGCGGGTTCGGATCAGTGCGCGATGCAACCCAGGTCTGGGCCCTTAACGAACTGGAACCCGAGCAGGCCAGACTTCTGCAGATCAACGATTGGCTTGGGGAGGAGGTGATCCGTTTCAAGCCTTACGATCTGCCGGCCGCCGGAAACTGATACTGCAGACACAAGAAAGCCGCCTGATGAGGCGGCTTTTTTTCGGCCTCGAGAGACCTAAAATGTGTGGATCTTTAGCATGAAAAAACCCAGTAAATCTTACCACTAGGCCCGACTACAAGCGACGGTTAACTGGCATTTCGCCCAATAAATACGGGGTCACAGCTCAGGATAGACAGGGACTGACCTTCCCCGCGAGGCTTTATCGCCGGCTCCGCCCCAGGTCGAGAACATGCGCTTGTGCAGGTTCACCTCCATCATCAGTCTCGATTGCACCTGTTTCAATTGCAGATGCAATTCTCCTATCTGGCTATTCAGTCGGGCGTTGATTTCCACCAGCTCCTGAACGTCGGACCTTGCTTTGGCCGCGGCGCGCCAGGCTTCTTCGTTCTCATGTTCCAGCAGCAACACCTGATGCCGGACCATCTCCTCGGCTGTGGCAGTGCCCAGCTCGAACCCCACCTCGTTGATCAGCAC